GTAGCCGTCTTACCTAAAAAAACCCCATCATTTAGGCTTCCTTTGCGTAGATTGCAGCTCTTGCATAAGACTCTTAGATTGTCTAGGTCATGAGTTCCACCAACCTTGCGTGGAATGATGTGATCGATGTGCATCTCACCTTGATCAGTGCCACAGATCTGACACAATCTGCCATCACGCATAAACACACGCTCTCGCTGTGTCCGGTATCGTCTGCTGTTTAACTTATCTAATGCCATGAGTGTTTCTTCCAATGATCTAATGCTGCACAGAAGTCTGGTTCATCATACTCTGTTTCGCCATAGCGATTGATGACATAGCGTCTAGCCCAATCGTATTGTTCTTCAGGAGTAGCTGTTGCTAACCATTGTGATCTACCTTGAAGGAATCCATGATGGCTACCATTCTTAGCCTTGAAGTTCCAGTTACTCTCTTTAGTGGCAAGAGTATCTAAACACTTGTAAGTTTTAACTGTTAAATGGCTTTGAATATATTCTTTAATAGTTAAAGGTTTAACTTCTTTTGCTACTGCTTCTGTGGGTGCTGATTCATATATGAATAGACCTGCCCCAACAGCTAAACACGCGGTCGCGAGCAATCGCCCACAGGCGCTCGCTAGCGAGTTATAGCGTAGCAGTCGTGTCAAATCCATTGATGTTTTACGCATGATCTTGGGCGTGTCTAATCCTGCATGCAATCATGACGTTCATCAAGATTAAATGCACAATAATAACAACCCATAGGCTCTCGACAATAAGCACAGCTGTATTCGAACTGCACTTCTTGGCAACACATCATCAAAATGATGCGATTGCTTATTCTGTAATGGATAGACATTCGTCCTCATCTCTTATTGCTGCAACGATCTGTTGAATTAAAGTGCCTTCAGCGATGTTGTCGCATTCTTTGCAAACATGCAGTGGCATAAACTTATATTCAATTTCTTTAGCAATTAGTTCTCTTAAATCTTGAAGAATTGTTCTCATTTCTGGATTGCTCATTTCTTATCCTTTCCCCAGCCAGTACCTTTGAAGATCGCTGGCGTTGCGTTAAATACCCGAATCATAGGAGTTGAACAGTGCAGCACCGGGTTACCTACTGCACTCATTGAGTGTTCAAGCTCTTGAGTTTGCCCGCACACTATGCATTCATAATCATAAATCGGCATTGTGATCCTTACACTTCGTACAGTAATCGGCATTAATTAGCCAAGTGCCACAGCCTTTGCATCGGCTTGGCTCTTGAAACCATTCTGAGTAATCGACTTTATTGAGTAGCTGAACCAGATCTGAGAATCGGAGCATTGCTCCGTACTCCCCAGCATCTTCACCCTGCCCGTTGAATCTCATCACGACGATCGACAGCTTCCCATCTGCTCTCTTTCGTGTCTGATCCAGCCACTCCTTCGGTTGGAAGGCAGATCGCGCTTTCACTTCGATGTCGAACGGAACACCTGTGACATCACTGCCTTGCCTACCTGCCCCAGCACTGTCTGCATAAGGGAACCACTTTTTTAGGTACTCAGCGACGCACTTCTGAGTGCGGTAGCCCCGATGCTTACGATGCTGGGAAGCCATTGTTTATAACCAGATCGCTGGGCATTGTTCTGCCCGATTCTTAGCCGAACAGGTATAGCCTTCATAAGGCTTGCCTGTCTTGCTCGATACGCCTGTCTTATGAATCATGAAGCCATGCTGGCACTTAGGTGCTTGAGGTAATTTTTTAGCATTGAGTTCATCAGCTAGTAAGTTCATCGCTGAACTTAGAGTTGGCGCACCCTCGACTTGTACGACTTCTTGAACATCTTTAGGACTTTCAATAGTCCAGGCATCTGCTACTGGTTCTGGGAACTTTTCTTTTAAGATTGGTTTTTCAGGTTGCGCGCTTCCGCTTCCTCCTGCCATTGATACTTTGACCATCTCTTCTCGACTTGGTCGCTTGCCTTTAGTTGCGAAACCTGCATTTGCAAGAGCCCTGCCAATCGCTGAAGTTTCACAGTTTTCCAAAGCGCTAGTTGCATTAACGCCGCGGTCAGAATCCTTCTCTTCAGCATAGCCAGTTGAGTATGCGACTGTGTCGAGAAAAGTGCGGTAGAGATAGGCCTTAATAACATATCTATGAGCTTCACATACTTCCAATTCCGTTGATACGCGTCCATCTGGGAACTCCTTCCAAAACTTTTCCAGTCGGCTCTCGACTGTTTCATAATCTGCCAGGTTAAACGCCATGATCGATCTCCTCTTGCTTTACTAGAAAGTCGGCTTGCTCGGTTAAAGGCCAGTGAGATCCATCAGGCCAGATTGACACCCAGACAGCACAAGGCTGGCAATAATGTCGGTTGATTCCTTTAGACTTAGCATGCTGACTTACCACAGTCCATACTGCAAAAGTCTTACCTTTGCCATTTGGGTGATCGCGACCCCAACGCATCTGGCAGTAATCACACCAGACACCGGACTTTGCTTTAGTAACTGTCAAGGTCTGTCCAATCAGTTGATGTAATAGAGCCAGCGATTGCAGAGTACGAACAGATGTCTTTGTAACTGTCTGGGTGGTTTGCCGTTGTTTTAATTCGCGAGATTTTGGTGAGGATAAGACAGATTGCGACTTCGTGTGGCTCGATGTTTTTGTCAAGATACACACTCCAGAGTCTTGCGATTTGAATGTGATTGAGAGTTGAATCGCCGTACTCACTGCCTCGCTCGACGAGGAGTTGCTTGGCTTCATCGAGGATTTCACTGGCCTTCACTCTGACCAAAATGTGTGTCGGGCAACTGAGCGACCCAGTGCGTAGCCTTCTTCTTTACCTTCTTTGAATCCCATGCCATATCCAGCAGCTATGCCAACAACTAAAAACGCTAACATAACTAGATAAAAATAAAGATCTGTGTTCATTTTAGCCCTTTCTATCAAGTCAACGGTTGACTGATAAGGCTTAAGGTACAGGTTACCTAGGACTTAGCAAGCACCCTTTGGTAACGAAACGGTAACAATTCTGCATCGTCCATGTGGTCATCGATGTCGCGCCTGAGCGGATTATCGAGATCGTCCATACCTGCGACCGTTAACGGCAAAGGTTCCGTCCTTTTCTATGTGAATGATCGATACCTGGACACCCTTGGCATCTTCTTCAAGGATTAAGAATGCCTGTTGCCAGTTCATGGTGCCTTTGGTGTAAGCAGCTTTGCGAATGTCCATCAGATGTCCACCTTCAAAGCCACGCAAAATACGCCCTAGTTTGCCCCCTGAGGCCTCTGTAAAGGCCGATTGACCAGCGCGGTGAGTGTGACCACAGATCACGCTCAACCCGTGCCTACGAGCCGCTTCGAGGGCTGTAAGGCCAGGCGCAGGTTTAATGGCCTGTTCATCACCATGCACTGCAACATAACCCTTAGCAATAGCAAACGGCTTTTTATGATATGAAATACCCAGTTCATCGAGCTTCATAAACTTTTCAAAGCGCAGTTCTGGCAATGACAGGAATGCTGGGATCTTATTCATGATCACGTTATAAAGTCGATCAGTATGGTTTGACCTGATCATGTGTGCTTCTTTGGCATGCTGAGTCAATTCCCAAAGGACATCGACTGTCATGTCACGATCACTAGCTAGTGTTTGCTCGTACCAGCCTGGCTTGTTTTCCGTCCATCGGCTGATTTGTGGGAGATCGATCTCATCTCCGAGAGTAACGACAGCATCGGGGCGAATCGCTTTAATAAAACTCGAAACATTTTTAACTGCTACCTGGTCATGATAGGGCACTTGAAGATCTGGCACAACAACTGTGCGCTTCATTAACCAACCTTGTCACATCGAAGGCAAACATTGCCAAAGTAAAGATGCCCTCTGAGTAAACACTTCAGTTTTTCTTTAACTTTTTTCATTAATCCTCATCATCGTCGGGATAAAAGTCCGGCATTCTGCTGGGATTATCGTTGATGCGTTTAGGCAGAATCCAATCAGGATATGAATACGGATCCATAAGCAATGACATACATATATCTGTGGCGAAGCCAGCCTTGCGCAGAGCCTTGTAATACTCATTAAGACCAATGCAATACGCTTCTAAAGGTGTATAGCCTTGATCCTCTAATGCCTTTGCTTTGCGCGGAGCCATGCTTTATTTTACCGCTCTAAAAGTATGTTGTAAATCTCATCGACTCGCGTGTTGAGTCGCTTGATCTCGCTGAGCAAGTGTGTGATCACATAACCAGCCAATCCACCGATTGTCACAAGAGTGGCAATATAGAGCTGAAAGAATTCGGCCTGTGTCATTTTCTTCCAAGTTCATCTTTAGGATCCAAGTATCGCAATACTGGTGGAATGATCGAAGCAAGGCCAGCAGCAATAAGTGCCTTTGGTTCTGTGACTCCAGCTGCATACATTGAGATGATTGCAACCAAGAATGCTCTGCCCCAAGAAGCTGCTGCGTTCTGTAAATCTTTCACTTTGATCCCCCGATCATAGGTATTTGAAGAAACTCACCATTAACGTCAGCCTTTTGCGTAAACGAGATATGGCAGTGGTGATTATGTTTGTTGATGCCTGTGTATTTGCGCCACTTCCAACCGAGTTTCGAACTGGCAATCTTTCCGTCGAAGATGATATAGCTGATGCGCTTTGACTTATCAGACTTTGCAAAGATACGTATTTGATCCGCAAGATCTGGCATGAGGTCTGGTTTAGCCTTGCCTGAAAGATCTCGATCGACATCGATGGCACGAACCCAGCCGTTAGCATCAGGATTGTGATCTGAAGGGCGCGCGCTGTGTCGAGTATCGCCGATCCAACCATCAGAAGTTCGATCTCGATCTCCGAAGGTGTCGTCAATCTGTTCTCTTAACTGGATCGCGCACTTAGAAAGTCTTGGCTTCATTATCCGAGCAACAATGCAGCTTCTTCAGCAGTAATGCCTAACTTAGTCAATAGTTCAGCTTTAGCATTGGCTTTAGCTGTTGCTTCGGCTGCTTCTTTTGCGCGTTCAGCCATTATTGCTTTGTGCTGTTCAAATTCTTCATCGGTCATTTCGCGATCTATTGATTCATTAGTTTCACAATTAACGATGGTAATCATTGGTTTACTCATTATTTGACTCCGTATAGGTAGACATTGCCTTGAGCAGTTGGAGTACCGCCCCAGGTAATTTTAGCCGATGTGATCGCTGCAATAGCACCCCATGCGCCACCACCAGCAGTTGCACCATTACCGCTTGATGCTGTCCAGCCGAGAGTTTTTGCCATTGTGCTTGAAGCGTAGCGAGGAATACGAATAGCAATAGATCCGCTACCTGATCCAGCAACGAATCGTAAAGAACCACACAGAGCAATAGACCCAGAAGAAGTTGAAACTATTACTGTATTGGCGTTTGCTGCTTGCTGATAAGCATAAGAAAATAAAGTAGTTGCATTGTTAAATGTCAAAGTTTGCGCGCTGCCAGAGTTTTCAAAAGCACCATCAACAACAATTAGCAATTCATTGTATGTGCCTGGAATTGACGTTAAATCAACTGAAGCAGTTGCTGTTATTGCTGTTGTTGAAATTAAGGTCATGCCGCCACCAGCTGCACCAACTGCTACCCAAGCTGCACCATCATAATATTCTGTTGAATTTGTGTCTTTCAAGAAAGACATGTTGCCTTCTTGTGGGCTAGTGACAGCAGCAGTACGAGCAGCCGCGTTAGCGAATACCCAGACTCCCTGCATAAGATATCCGTTAGTGTCTGCGGCTGTGAGAACATCACCTGTGGCGAATGTCTTGAAACCTTGTCCTGCTGCCATTTGTTCTCCTTAGTAAGAAAGTGTGTTAGTGCCTAGTATCCCATAATTCGTCGATAATATGAACGAATCCAGAATTGGCTCTAGCGTGGTTAGAGTGGTCTTCCAAGCACTCGGCCGAATATCGTGTGATACTCCGAATACCTGCAAAGTCTTGGTTAGGGTCGATGAACCCGGTTGAGTTGTTGTTACTGTAATTGGATCAAAGAAGTCAAGATCCAAAGCGGCAGTAATGCCAGCATCGTAGTTGGCAGTGTATAGATCCAAAGTAACTGCATCGCAACGGATTGAAGTTTCTTGGCGAGATGCAACAAAGGCTTGGGCATTGTCTAGGGCTTCCGCATCTGTTTCCATGAGCAGGTTCTGCTCTTGATATGAGTGCAAGAAATACTTATCGATCGAAGCTTGATTGAAGGCAACTTGTGGTGTGCCACCAGTGCGAGTGATGGTGGCCTTGTTAAAGATCAGAGTATCGTCTAATTTCCAGACAGCATTGTTATACGAAATGCCAGTGCCATTGTCGTTAAAGTCAACTGGTGTGCTAGCCACGCTAGATGAAGTAAGTTGGCGGTCTTGGAAAACTAGGTTGCCAAATCCGTCCATATACAAAGAACCATATTCAGTGCTGGTGACTGTCTGCATTGCACCAAGCGAAGTTCTCAAAGTAGACGGATCACTCTGGACTGTCGTTAGCCCGTTATCTACGTCACGCATGCCAGTAGGCCAGCCGATTTGATCAAGAATTTTGCCAATACGAGTGCCAGTAGTTTGCCCAGCTGTTGCAGAAGCCACCGTGGTTATTTGAGCATTCTGGAATAGTCTAAAGCCATCGACTGCTTGAATAGTTGTGTAAACAACTTCACCCACATCGCGAGGGGTAGTTGTGTCATAAGAAGTAATGTAGCCAGCAAAGATTGGGTAAGTCGTACCATTCCAAGATGCAGTGATAGTCACCTTGCGCATTGGAGTTAGCAAGTTGTAATAAGGACTTGCTGGGTTCATCGGGTTAAAGTCGCCATTCTGATCGATGATCCGAAGGCTCATTGTGCCAGTCTGGAATATGTCTGAAAGAGCTGTGCGACCGCGTGTAGTCTTAATTGAATCTACCTGGTTAGATACATCGACCGTGACTGCTGTGGTATCAGCTAGAGCATTCACTCCCAACACGCCTGAATCAAGAATCATAGGCGAGGCAAAACCAGCACCTGTTGAAAAGTTGATGATGGCGTTAATTACTGGGATTGTCACCCTTCATCACTCCTGATACCACCGGGGCGAGTAACGCTTAGGCCTTGGGTGTTAGCTTCTACCACTGCATCATTTACAACTTTGACAAGATCTTGTTGAGCAATTACAGATCCAGTCACCGTAACATTGACAGTTACTGGTGCTTGATTCTGTTGAATAGTGCTTTGCAAATAACTTGGCAATGAAAATCCATAAAGATCGGACATACCGCCAAGGCCAGCAAATTGGTTGTTAGTCGCTGGCACTGTCGGAGTTGGCTCAACAATGACTGGAACTGGTACTTGATTTGTTGGTGGTATTTTTGGAGTTTCAATTACAGGAGCAAGATCCTCAGGCTCTAAGGCAAGGACTCCACCGCCTGGCTTACGAACAGTTATAGCTGTCGCACCGCCTACTGTGCCTAGAAGTCCTGCAATTGCTGTCAGACTTGTTAGCATCTCAGCAAAAGGATTGGTCGGTGGCTTGATCGTGTTAATCTGCCCTTGCAGAGCTGCTGTGGCTCGCTGTGAGGCTTCTAATTGTTTCTGTAACTTATTGGCTAAATCAAAGTCCTCATTGAGAATTGCGCGCTGTAATTGAAGGCGCAGAGTTTCTTCATCTGTAATCTTGCCTTTGAGCGCGGCTTCGATCTGAATCTTGTCAATGTCAAAGATTGATTGAGCCTTGGCAAGCTTGGCTGCATTAGAAGCTGCTAACTGATCGGCCTTAGTCTTTGCAGTAGCTGCTGCTTTATTGTTCTTATTTTGAATGGCTAATAACTTCTTTTGACTTGCTTCATACTTTTGAAGATCCATGTTAGATCCGCCAGTCATGGGAACATTTCCCATGCCTTGGAATCCCTTGATAGCCTTGACTAATTCGGCTAAACGCTGTGGGCTAAATCTGCCAAGCAGATCACCTAAGCCACTTGCTAAATATGTAAAGATCCCAGCACCCGGTATCGAAGCCAGTTGGCCTTTGAGATAAACAACAGAATCAATAAAGTTAGCCAGTGACTTGGCAGCACCTTCGATGCTGGTGCTTAGATTGTCAATGCTCTTGTCATTGCCCAAAGATGTTAAAGCACCTATAAGGCTTGTACCAATAATTTCTTTTGCATTATTAGAAGCAATGCTTAGCTTGTCAATCGATCCTGCAAACGAATCGGCAGAAGCCTGAGCAGAACCAGCAAAGGTGACAGCCAGTTGATCTGTAATCTCTTTGAAGGACTTAGTCTTTAAATCGGCCTTGGCAATACCAACGCCTAACTTTCCTAAACTTGTGTTGTTTCCTAGATAGGCCTTGCTTAATGCGGCTACTACCGATTCAAGATCTCTACCTGTGCTTGCTGAAATATCTAAAGCAATGCCAAGAATGCGCTGAGTTTCAGCAGTGTTTTTAGTGGCGATTGCTAGAGAAGCATACGCAGGGCGCAGCTTGTCATCGACTACGCCAAACTCAGATTCAAGTTTTTGAATATAACCTTCAGCAGTCGCAGCATCGCGTTCTAAGCCAACATTTTTTAGAGCCAAAGCTAACTGCTTCTGGGCTTTAATATCCTCTGAGGCAGCCTTTACAGAGGCTTTGCCATAGGCTAATACAGCAGCAGTGCCAAAGGTTACGCCAAAAGTGCGACCAAGGCTTTTAACGCTTTTTTCTAAACTTGTAGTGGACTTGCCAGCCTTATCAAAAGCCTTCTTGCCAGTAAACTCAGCTGCTAAATCAATTAGAATATTTGGCATTATCCAACCACCGTTGCTCTTTGGTTCAACTTAACTTTGACCTTCTCAATGGCTTTTAACACGCCATCTTGGGCTTTACCTTGATCTTCTTCATAAGCACGATAAAGCGCACGGCCTTCTAACTTGCCAGTGCCTTTCATTACAGATGGATTCTTGCTGTTTAGATTCTGCACAAATTTTGAACCTGGAGTCTTACGCCCAGCAGTCTCATAGATCGCACCAGCAGCAGTTTTATTGAATAAACGCGCTAACGATCTAAAGCCATGGCGATTAGGCTTTGAAGGTGTTGTCTTGTAACCAATGCCAGCCTTGACCATCGAAGCGTTATAGGTAGGGAATCTACCTTCACCCATTTGTCGAGGCTTCCAGCCACTAAGAATCTGGCTATCAGAAGGCGCATAGCCCCTAGCTGTCTTCACAACAGGCTTAAGGGCTATCGCCATCTCTTTAGGTAATTGCTTGGCTAAATCAGGTGTGAACTGCCTCAAGGCTTTACGAAGTGCGACTGCGCCCTTTACTGCGACTGGCATCTTTCATCTCCTTGTTTCGATCTTTCATAGCCTGTAATAGAGCCTTGAACATTCTCGAATCAAGTTCGAGTAAGTCATTAGGCGCGATCTTTGTTTCCAGACTTACTCTTGCGACTAAGTAGGTAAAAGAGTCACGCCCTATAATTCCGGGTCATCATCGAGGACTTCCACTTTTAAGAGTGTGTCCAAGAATTCTGCACCAAACATCTTGACAGTTTCACCGCTACGGCGAATGCACTCCCAAGCCAGCCAATACACATCACTCTGTTTTTCATCGTCACGGAAGGCTTTGTGAAAGCCTTTCTTGGCGTAAACCTCAAATGCGTATTCGATCGATGGGGTTATCTGATGTTCAGATACAGAGCCATCTGCCCTTGTGATCTTTAGCTTTGCCATTCTTTTAGCCCTTTTCTTTAGTAGTTAGATTATGACCAAGTACCAGTTGTTGCGATTGCTGTCTTGCTGTTGCAGGTAAATGTAAGATCCATCATACCTTCATCAGCGACAGCACCGTTAATGTCTGTTAAGTTGTCAACCAAGATTGTGCCTGAATATAGAACGTTAGTTGCTGATACAGCAGCTGATGAATCTTGGATTGCTGCGAAAGCAACAGTTGTGCCATAAGCAGCCTGAAGAGTTGCTAAAACATTTGCTGCCGCTGTGTCGTTCAAGAATGACACTGTGATGGTATCTGCTGAAAGTCCGGTAACGAACTTGTGAGCTGTGTCGCCCATAGCAGTAACTTCGATTTGATCTGATTGACGGTTAAGTGTGAATGCAGTTACATGATCTGAAAGATTGATAGTGGCAATCTTTAGACCAACTTTGTTATTTAGAAAAATTGCCATGATTATTCTTCTTCCTTCTTAGTAGTTACTGGCTTTGCTGGTGCATCGGTGATCTGACCAATCTTCTTCAAGAAGGCTAGATCCTCTGGTGTTAGGTCTGACATGTTAACTCCAACTTGTTAGGATTGATACGGACATCTCGCAGCTGAGCAGATCACCTGATGCAGCATTGAGAACACTTGGGGCAGATACACTGCCTACATTATACGTCAAAGAACTAGCAGCTAATAAGTTAAACACTCTAACCAAGTTAGTTTCAATGCCGTTTAGGTTGCCTTCGTTATCAAATAAAGGCACTGTAATAATAATCTTGAAATTAGCCAGGGGGCTGACTGTGTTGCGCGCATTATTGCTTGGCGCGAGGTAAGGATCGTCTGGGCTTACGATAACTGAGTTTGCTAATACAACACTTGGCGGAAACGCGAATGTCTGCCAAAGTGAGTTGTCAACTAAGGCAGTTGCAAGAGTAGTTCGAAGGGTCGTGATCGATGCTGGCATTAGCCCACCATTGAGCGAGGGTCTAGCGCATGTGCGATCAATCCTCTGACCTTAGCGAGAAGCTGTGCGCTCATTCGGTAAGGTGAGGGCTGGAAATCTACGGAGTTAGAACCAGTCAAAGTGCTGGTTCTTGCTTGCCAGATCTCGACAGCTATCATCAAAGCGGCATTCTGAATAGCCATGTCGGCTGTCCAGTCTGTGTAAGTTCTCGAAGCAACTGAGCCATAAGGGGCAATAGCATGCTTAGGTTGAGCAGTCGCATGAGCCGTAGCCATGCTAATTGAATAATCACCAACTGCTGTGATTACTTTGCTTCCGTTGTAATTAGTACCAGAATTGGTAATCGTTACAGTTTGACCAACATAAAAAATCTCTTTGACAGGATCATTGAAGTAAAGAGTTCCTGAACCAACGACATTTTCATGAGCTACTGAAAAATAAGTAGGACTCCATAGCATTGGCAATAAAACTGCATCTGCTGCATCGCAGACTTCTTGGATTGTTGCATCTGGGTACAGCGAGCCAACGCCAAGCGTTGCTTTGAGTTCAGCTACTGTGCAGAGTGCCATTCCAATTCCTTTCTAAAGACCAAGAGGGGGCAAGGGCTATGCCCCCTCTCAGCGACTTAGTGGGCTTACGCCTTGTTGTTCTTGAATGCGCCAGCAGCAACCTTAGTTGCGATTGCGCCGAAGCCGTAGTAACCGATGGTTACTTGACCTGCTGCTGTTGATTCTGCGCGTAAGCGGTATGTAGGGCTTTCGTACCATGTGTAAGCATCTGGGTTAACGATAAGGATTGTTCCATCGCCATCGCCACCGTTTGTTGGATCAACATAGAGGTTAAGTCCTGCAACGTTGCCAGTCAAGCTTGTAGGTACTGCAACGCCAGGTTGATTCATAGGATTTGAAACCTGTGAATAAATTGGACGTCCAGCGTCGTTTAGTTGCATGAGGCTGCCCCATTGTCCACTTGAAACAATCATGTTGCGAGCAAATGGATTTGGAAGTCCTGCTGTTGCTCCATAAACAGAAGCTGAACCGCGGCCAATAATACCGAGAAGTTCTGTCGCTGTTGGATATGTTGCAACTGTTGTCGCATCAAGTGTTGCACCTGAAATAAGTGCTGCGTTTACTGCTGCGTTAGTAGCCTTTGCATAAGCTGCTGCCATGTTGCGCACTAGCTCATCAAAGAATGCTGGAGAAGTACGATCTAGAAGTTCAACAGAGAATGTCTGTTGTCCAGCATACTTCTTAACTGTTACTGACAAGAACGCTGCGTTCTGATCTGTATCTGTAAATGCTGCACCTTCTGCAACTTCACCGACTGCTGGCATTTGTGTGATCTTTGGGATCTCAAATGTCATACCGGCATCTGGAAGCACTCCGCGAGAGATTGCATCGATTGATGGGCGGATTGTTGTGCCAAGTGGGTTGATGATTTCATTTAATTGACGAGTTGGTACAAGACCAGCGTTGTCTGTTGTGTCATCTGCTGCAAGTAGGTATTGACGAGCTGACTCATCACCTAGTGCTGCACGAATTGTGTTTTCTGCATACTTAGCAGCTGTTACTTCAATGCGTGGCTTTGTGTAAGCCATTGCTGTGACAGTTGGGCGAGCAGCTTCGACCGCTGGTGCTTCAACTGGTGTTGCTTCGACTGCTGGAGTGGTGTTTT